GTGCTGCTCTCCTGGTAGTACGTCCTGCTCTGTGGCTGTCCAAATATCCTCAGTAGGGCAATTCGGATAAGGCCTAGCTGGGGGTACTCTCCAGCCATCTACTTCTAGCGTATTCAATAAATCGCTCACAACATCACAATCCCAGTAGCGCGAATACTGATCGCTAGTGATAGCTCTGCAGACATTGCCCTGCTCGCCCTCAGTTACCAGCAGCGACCTCTCCCGCTCTGGATAGTTGGGCAATCCCTCATTGATACATTGGGCTGCTAGCTCAGCTGGCAACGTACGCAGATACCCAGCTGGGGCATTTATACCCTGGGCCAGCTGGCCCAGGGTGTAATTATTCAACAGCGCAGCGCCGTGCTGGTTGCCGATGGCAAGCCCCTCTCCATCAATCGGAACGACTTTCATATTAGGCACAGGCAGCAGCGCAGTTTCAGCGCTGCGCTCTTTCCTGGCCTGCAGGGCGATCTGCATATCGCCCAGGGACCGAAAGCGCTGCTCAGCTGGGCGCGATGCCCACTCCTTAAACGCAGTAATGATATTAGCTACCATGATAACTCCTAAAGTAAAAGAAAAAGGGTAGGACTATGGGCAGATCCCATAATCTAAATCAAATATATATATAATCGCAAATTAAAGCAAACTATGGGTAAAGATATTTCTGAATGGGAAAAAATAGGCCTATTGGCAATATTTGACACCACTCTATTTATTTTTTAGCTTAATAAATCGCCATTAAACTGAGCTTAATAAATCGCCATTAAACTGGTCATTCCAGCGGGCCGCTGGCGCTCCTGGCGCAGGCTAAAATGGAGTTGATTAGCGGTAGGATTTCAAAATTGAATTGATTGGCAATCCAATTTCAAAATGGAGTTGATTAGGCGTGGGATTTCAAAATGGAGTTGATTAGAGGCTGGATTTCAAAAATAAAGCCCCTGGCAACCGAAGTCGCTCAGGGGCACCCTTTAATCTTTTACCCTTTCAATCTACAAAGGCTGATTGGCATCGTCAAGCGAAATCTCAAGGATGTCTTCAATTTGACAATCCAGAACCTCAATCAGACGTTCCAATGTCTCCCTCGTAAAATTGGTTCTGTTGTTCAAGAGGGTACTCAGGTTAGTAGGTTCCACATCCAAACAAATACCCAACTCTTTAAGCGAATTAATGCCCTTACCTTCCATGATTTCTAAGATTCGGTATTTTCTTAATTTAAGGCGCATGGTAAACTCTTTTTATTGTTTTTGTTAAAAAAACAGTGGCAGGGAATCGAAAGACATAGTATACTTAATTATCATTTAATGTTTTATAAAGCATCCATCAATAACATACAATATATAATAATAACACGAATATAGCAATATAAAAGTGGGGGTAACGTGCAGGAACACGCTATCCCCCGATACCTAATCCCCCTCGCACAAACGAAAGGACTCAGATGCCACAAAGTTACCAACCCCCCTCTAAAAAATCAATATGCACACGTGTGCAGTGGTTCGTGCTAGGGTCCATTGCTCTCTACTTGCTCTCGCGTATTGTGCCCACCCTGTGGCAGAGAGGGGGTCCCTATGACTGAGCTAACCCCAGAGATCCTGCAGCAATTAGCCGCTCCCTACTCCAGTGAGGTCATCCACTGGCGTGTAGGCAGCACTACGAAGGACAACAAGCGGGGCATGGCCTTAGCCTATATCGATGCCAGGGATGTCATGGATAGGCTGGATGAGGTCGTTCCAGGGGAATGGCACAATCGCTTTGAAGAGGTCGCAGGACGCATTACGTGCCTCTTAACGATCTGCGGCGTTACGCGCAGCGATGGAGCAGGTGATACGGCTGTCGAGGCTGAAAAGGGAGGGTTGAGCGATGCGTTTAAGCGCTCTGCGGTGATGTTTGGCATTGGACGCTACCTCTATCGCTTGCCCAGCGAGTGGGTGGCGCTGGATGCCAAGAAGCGCATCATGGACCCTCCGGTGCTGCCTGGATGGGCACTACCCAGCGGAGAAGTTGGCACCGATATCCCATTTGATAAGATCGAAACAGAGGACCAGATCATAGCGCAGCGCGAGGAGAGTGAGGCGGCTCAGGAACTGATTCGCGCCATTGAGGACTTGGAATCATCCCTCATCAATAAAAAGCGTATGAGCGAGCAGCAGCGCAGCAAGGTGCGCGGTAAGTACGCCAAAGTAATCAAGCTGGAAGCAGCTACGGTAGATGACCTGGCAACGTATTATGACCAGTTGGTCACCTACAGGAAGGCTCAATAATGGAACGAGGACGCTGGAGTACTAGCCTGCCTGCGGAGATCGACCAACTGCTGCAGGAACGCAATCCTACGTGGGATTGGCAGACGCGGGACATCGATGATGAGTTGTGGATCGTGGCACGACTCATCGATAACAATCAATGTTATAAGGTCGTAGCAGCGCAGGTGGTTGCCGTAGTCGAATCGCCCCCCGATGAATGAGGAACAGGAACATAGCCGCCAAGATGCGCAAGCGTTTATCGCGGAAGCGGAGTCCTATTTGCTCCTCACCCTCAACGAGGAAGATGCCAAAGTTGCAGGCTATGCGTCCGACATGGATCAACTCGTGATGCTCATACAATACCTGAGCGCTAACCCCTCCCTAAAGCGTTCCTTACGAATCTATTTAACCTATTCAACCGGAGAAAACTAATATGTCAGTACCCAGCATTAACTTTGCGTGTATCCTGGGCACGATCAAAGGGGAGGTGCGTCATCATACTACGCCCAAAAGTCAGGTAGCGAACCTGACCCTGGTCACCCAGCAGAAAGCCCACCCCAATGCCAAGGTGGACTACTTCACGACATATCACAATATCACAGCCTGGGGCAAGCTAGCGGAAGTAGTCCAGCACGCCACGGAGGGCACCCTGGTGCAGGTGGAGGGGGCGCTAGAAACCGAATCGTGGGAGCAGGATGGCACCAAGCGTTACAAGACCATCGTTAAGGCACACAGGCTGAGTCTCTTGGAGGAAGAACCCCAGCAGCGCAGGAACCCTGTCCAACAGATGGAGGATACAGATGAGTCTCCCTTCTAAAGTGCCCTCACCAGGTCGCAGATCCCGCAACAAGGGAGCGAGGGTGGAGCGTGAGATCGTGGCTCTCCACCATGCTCTGGGCATAGAGGCAGAGCGGGTGCCCCTCTCAGGAGCCGCTGGCGGCTCTTTTGCGGGGGATGTGATCGTAGATAAGACCTATCGTGTCGAGGTCAAGGCGCGCAAGGATGGAGCAGGCTTCGCCCTGATAGAGCGGTGGCTAGCAGGTAATGATATGCTCATCGTCAAATCTGACCGCAAGGAACCCATCGTTGTGCTGCCCTGGTCTACCTATGGGCAGCTGATGACAGGCGAGTAGTTGTACAGTGCTATTTCATTTCCATCTAAAAAATTGAGGGCACTGTACAACTATGCACGCACCTGAAGACTTTGATGCCGAGCAAGCCGTACTGAGCAGCTGTATGCAGCGTATCGGTGCAATCCCTGAGATCACAGACATGGGGATAGAGGTCGAGTCCTTCTGGACCCCTGTCAATCAGAAGGTCTGGTTGGGCTTGCAGGATGCCCTGGCAGCAGCCCCCAAGGGCGCGGATAGCATTGACCCTCTGCTGCTGCACAAGCACCTGCGTAGTCGCGCCCCAGAAATATCGTTGGTAGACCTGACAACGTTATACACCTTAGTGGGCACCAGTCGCAACATCCGATGGCACGCGCAGAACCTCTTGGATCTACAGCAACGCCGTACCCTGGCTGAGATGGGTAGGTCTATGACCACCCGTGCTACCGATATGATGGATGACCCCGAAGACCTATTGTATGATCTGGAGGAGCATCTACTCAAGTACAGCAAGACGCAGGATACAGGGATGCTGCCCCTGGGAGACGCCGTAGGGATGACTCTGCACTGGACACGCAAAAATAAGGGGCTGGGGTTATTGGGTGAGCCCACCAACTTTATGGAATTGGACCGCATCACCAATGGCTTGCAACCCGCCCAGTTGATCGTGCTAGCCGCAAGACCCTCCAAGGGCAAGTCAGCCCTCGCTTGGCAGATTGCCAGTCATATCGCCCATAGAGGTCCCGTAGCGTACTTCTCCCTGGAGATGGATGCCCGTAGCTTGGTCCTACGTGCCCTCTGCCAGGAGACAGGGATCTGTATCTCAGACTTAGCCCGTGCCCATATCCCCACGCATCTCGTGGATCAGTTTGCGCAAGCGACACAAGAGATAGCAGCCCGTAAGCTCCATATTGATGAGCGAGGCAGTGTCTCCCTACACGCCCTAAAAGCCCGTGCTAAGCGCTTACATCGTCAGGACCCCCTCTCCCTGATCGTAGTGGACTACCTGCAGCTGATGAGTGTCACGAGCGCTGCTACGCGGGAGCAGGAGGTATCGCAGATCAGCAGGGGCTTGAAAGCACTGGCAATGGACCTGGGTGTGCCCGTGCTAGCCTGTGCGCAGTTGAATCGTGCCATAGAGATGCGCACAGGCGAAGCCTCGCGCCCCAACCTCTCCGATCTGCGGGACTCGGGGCAGATCGAGCAGGATGCGGATGTAGTGGGGATGCTATGGTGGGGCTGGGAGCATTGTTCGGACCTGGCACAGGGAGACTGTGAGTTGATCATCCGCAAAAATAGGAACGGACCCCAAGGGACCATGCGCCTCAACTGGCAATCCGACACGGTGAAGTTTGTCGAAGCAACGACCTGAAACGATATACTACCTGCCCAGAATGGCCCTCCCTCCCCTGCCTCACGATGAGCAGCGGGAGCTAGTGCGGCGGTGGCAAGAGAA